AAATATTTCATTAAAAAATTATGTATTTGATTATACCATTATCACAGATTGTTATTCAGCTTCTTTACGATTTATTCATAAAGATAGATTACAAGAAGAAAATAGTAAAAAAGAAAAAATGCAAAACGCAAAAAAAGAATATAAAGGTTTAAGTAAAGAAGAAATAGAAATAATTAAAAAGAAAAAGAAAGATGCACAAAAAGAGGTACTAAAAGAATTAAATAAAAATAAACCAAATGTAAAAAAAGAAAAAGAAAACTATATTGAATTTCCTTATATTGATGAAGTTGATAAAAATAAATTACTATCTAAAAATATCTATGTAGATCCTGGAAAAAAGGATTTATTAACTATGATAGATGATGATGGAAATCGTTTTACTTATAGTAATAAACAAAGAGTAAAAGAAACAAAACGATTAAAATACCAACGATTAATTAAAAATCTAAAAGATACATTAAAAATATGTGAAATAGAAAATACTTTATCTATTTACAATTCTAAAACATGTGATATTGAAAAATTTAAAAAATATATAGAAGAGAAAAACAAAGTAAATGAAAAATTATTTAAATTATATGAAAATGAAAAATTTAGACAATATAAATGGTATTCTTATATCAATAAAAAAAGAACAGAAGATAATATGAATAATTTAATTGAAAATAAATATGGTAAAAATATAAATCTTATTTATGGAGATTGGAGTGTAACAAAACAAATGAGAAACTTTATATCTACACCAAATTTAGGAATAAAAAGAAAATTAGCAAAGAAATTTAATATATATAATATAGATGAATATAGAACATCTTGTTTATATTATAAAACAGAAGAAAAAGGAGATAATTTTTATATAACCGATAAAATCAATAAAAAACGTAAATTACATTCAGTCTTAACATTTAAAATGGAAACCACAGAGAATGAATGTAAAAAAATTCGTATTGATTGTATCAATAGAGATTATAATGGATGTATAAATATAAGAAAAATATTTCATTCTTATATGAAAAATGAAACAAGACCTTTACATTATTGTAGAAGTTTTGACTATCAAAAACTAATACTCCCTGAAAAGGCGTCAAGTGTTAGTCGGCTTGAGAGGAGAAAAAGAATATCCTCAGAGAGTGCATTTACTAAGAACTTATGTTCTTAGGCATATAATAATATGCTACCACTGATATTTAGAATTTTCTATTTTTTTGGGATTTTTAATCTCATTTTAAATGTCGGTCGGTGTAATATATCTAAACAAGGTAATACATTATTCTTAAATTCATCATGATATGTTGAATCATATTCATATACATGTCTTACTATTTCAGCGGGTAAGTTTGAATAGATCATTTATGTTTGTATATTTTTATAAATAATAAAAAAAATCAATTTTTAAAAAAAATCATCATCATTATCCTCTTCATCACTACTAAATCCCATGAGATCTAATAAATCAAATTCTTTAATAAGTTCTTCATGGTCAATAATATAATGATTTAATGAATATAGCTTTTCTTTCTTACATTTTGGATAATAAAAAGTAGATTCCAAAATTTCAATCTTTTCATCTTTATGATAATCTTTGATCAATTCTTTCCACTCATATTCATCCATTGATTCAAAGTCATATTTTTTAATACTTTTACTAGCCCATTTTTTGACTTTTTCTAATTCCAATATGTATTCTTCTTTCTTAGATCCTTCAATATATATACTAAAAGATGTAATAGATTCCATAGTAATAGTTTCTACATCAAATTTATGAGGTTCCAAATATTTTTCTCTTTTTTGAGGATGAAATACAAAATCATCTTTAAATTCATCTTTATGATTCGTCCAATACGATGATAATAAAAATAAATATTGATGATAACTAAGTTCATTTATTTCTTTTTTATTGATATTATTCTCTTTCAAAACTTTAATTAATAACTTTTTAGTTTTTGTTTTATTTTTTTGGATTATTTCTAATTCTTTCATTTTTTGAATGATTTCAGAAGACTTAATTCTGTAATGTAATAATTCATAAAAAGGTCTTTTCTCTTCATTATTAACAGGACGAAACACAAGATCTGTAAGTAATTCTAATTTATTAGACGACGATCCATTAACAAACAAATAATAATAATTCGCAATTTCAAATACCCAATCATCATATTCCATTTTATAGGTTTGAATACTTCTTTTCTTTAACCCTTTTTCAATTATTTCTAATTGAGTTGAAGATTTTTTGATATCATCTTCATAATTTTCAATATAATCAACCATTTCTGGTTTAATAATAACATTCCTAAATGGTTCAGCATAAAATCCTGTAAAAAGTTCTACTTGAATGGGTTTTGACCAAGTCCAATATTTTTCTTGTGCTTTTTTATCTAATAAAATGGCCCAATCATATACTGTTTTTGGGTTTAATTCTACCTTTTTATCAAAATCTTTTAATAATTTCCAGAGAAAATCTAATTCATATCCTTCAGATTCATCATCGTCTCCAATGCCAAAATCATCATCATCATAATGTGTCTTTTTTCGACCACCTGCTTTTTTATATTTTTTTCTTAAAAAATCTTCAATTTCTCGAAAATGTTGCTTATTTTTATCAATATCATTCATTATTAAATGATATAGTTTTTTTTCAATCTTTTCTTCCATTATATAACTCATTGTTAAATCATATGTAAAATAAATAAATATTAAAAAATTTCAATTTTTATTTAAGATGAATATTCATATTATAAAACATATATATCATATTTCATTCATGTTTTTATATTTTATTTTTATATTTAATGGTATTTATGATATTCTATGTGCTTTATGTATATTACAAATTATTACTATAGATCATTTAGATAATTTACATTTAGATATGTTTCATAATAATTTACATGTATTTGAAAAAAGATTTTTAGCTTATTGGATTATGAGTTATGGATTTATGAGATTATCAAATCATCATTATCTTATATGTATCTCTTATTTATTAGAAGCAATTGTATTTACAAATGAATATATTTATTATAATCAAGTAAAAAAAAATAATTGTATATTTGTTGTTATAACATCTTTATTTCTTGCATGTTTAGCAATTGTATTTTAGATTACAACAAGATTACTATTTATATTTTCATTTACATAATATATACTTATAAAATTTGCTAATCAGAATTGCAAATTTTATAAGCATATATTATTAAATATTATTTTAACTATACCAGCCTGTAATTGCAAACCTCTCTTTTTTAATTCCAGGAACAACATGACTAACATAATGTGGTATTCCATTTTCAGGAACTTCAAATAGTGTCAATTGATTAAATTGTGGTGTAAATGTATCTATTATTTCTGTTTTTTCATTATTCATAAAATGAAGCAATCCACCATATTGAGGTTTCCATCCCATTGTTAAATTTAATACAAATGCTAATCTTCCATTTCCTTTATCACTATGAGGACTTAAAAAATGACCCCCTTTATATTTTGACAAAAATAAAGTATTTAATTGAGTAATATTAAGTTGTGTTATTTGATTTAAATAATCAATAAATTCTGGAGAATTTAACATTTTACGCATAGAAAATTCAATATAAGATGGTTTCTGATTATTTAAACCTCTATAAAAAATATAAGTAAAATGATCTTCATTAAATTTATTATTTACTTTTTTAATTTGTTGAACATTTGCTTTTTCAAATTGTTTACTTACTTTTTTTTGATATTTTACAGCATCAATTCCAGTTGATAAATTCCAATTTTTTTCTAAAACAGCATATTTAAAAAGCTGTTTTGCCATATTTTCTTCTAAAATATTAGATATATTTATTCTTTTTTTTTCTTCAAAGATTGATTTATATTTAGAAACATCTTGTAAATGAAATAAAGTTTGAACTTGTTCCTCCATATTATATTTAAATCAAATTAAAAATAATATTTAATCTAAAAGAAATGTTTATTTTTTATTTATGTTTTGTAAATTTAATGTAGTATCCATATAAGGTATTATTTCTTCATCATGCGTAATAATTAATAATGTATTATTGTTACATTCATTCATAATCATTTTTATTACCTTTTGTCTGGTATTAGCATCTAAACCAGCTAATGGTTCATCAAAAATCATAAGATTACTATTTTTTGATTTCAATATACCACGTGTAAGTATAATAACTTTCTGCATACCAAGAGATAAATTAGTACCTCCTACAGAACAAATTTCATAAATACCATTTTTCAACCCTTGAAAAATTTGTAATAAATCATATTTTTTTAATAATTCAATAATTACTTGTTTATTAACATGATTACCATAATTTATATTATCAATTACTGATGTTTCTAATAAATTTGTTCTTTGATTAATATAAACAACTTTTTGTCTAAGATAATCTGTATCAATATTTTTAATATTTTGACCTCCTAAATAAATAGTACCATCATAATCATTATATAATTTTAGTATTAATTTTGTCAATGTTGTTTTTCCAGATCCTGACCTACCAATAATTGCTACTTTTGATTTATTTTTTATATTAAAACATAATTTATTTAATATTTTATTATTATTATATCCAAATGATACGTTTTTAAATTCTATATTACCATTTTTTATATTCTTTATTTTTCCACTATCATTGTTTTCTAATAATTTTTTAAAGTAATCAGATGAAGCAGCACTTATTCCTAAATGAGGTATTAAAATACCCATTTCTTTGCTTAATGTAATATAATTACTTACAAAATAAATTAATACAACTACGAAAAATACTTTATCACTCATATTATTTTTATAAAAATAATATATAATAAATGATAAAAACACCATTAAATTAAACATTAAATAAGTATTTATATAATTTACACTATTTTCAGCATTAAATACTTTTTCTTTATATTTATCTTGGTCATCTTCTATTTTATTTTGTTCATTTTTATTTTCATTATTTAAATATGAATTCATTAAATTATTAACTTGGTCTGTTAAACTATTGAAAGAATTATAAAAAAACTTCTCTTGACTAATTTTATGTGAATTAATAATTTTATATTCTCTACAAGTAATTAAAATAGCAACAAATAAACAAGCAAGTAATAAAAGTCCAATCTTAAAATTAATTTTTAAAATAATACCTGTTGTTAAAATTAAAACAAAAATACAAGGTAGTGTTAATTTAAAAAAATTAATCACAGCAAAACGATATTCCAATGTAACAGCAAAAATACGATTAATACTATTACCTATATTCAAATCTTGATAGTTTGTTTTATATTTTTGTAATAAACCTTTGAAGAATTTTTTTCTTGAAAAAGTAGCAATATCTGAACTTAATTTTGATTCTAAATATCCACGAATATATGTAAATACAACTAAAACAAATGATAATATTAAAAAATAAATTACATATTGTTGATTAATTTTATTATTAAGTTTACTTAAAATAAAACCTATACCCACTACTTCTAATATATAATAAATGAATGTAAATAATATAAAACATATAATAAAAAGTGTATTATCTTTAATATATTCACCTGAATATAAATCCAATATTTCATATATATTCATATCTATTTATAATAAATATTATTATTAAAAAATATAAAATTTAATTTATTTGATAAAGACGTATCTTGGGTTCATATTCATATAAATAAGAATTTTTAATTGTTTTAAATTTATAATTTTTAAATTTATAATCATTTTTTTCTTGATTTAATAATCGATATTCATGACTTAATTTCATAAAATATAAAAATTCATCTTTTAATACTTGATTATCATAAAATGTATGAGATTTGGATAAATATATGGGATATAATTTATGTTTTAATATATCAATCATTTTATATTTATTTATTATTAAATAAGAAATAATATTATAATCATTTTTTAAATATTTCGTTTTAGAATAATTATCCATTAAAAATAATACATTTAAGAAATAAAAACTTATATTATTTTTATATTTTTTATCTAAAAAAATTGATTTTTTATAAAATAATGGTATTTTTAAATTTACGTTTGTAAATAACGAATCATTATAACTATTTTTTTTTTCTATTATATTGATTAACAATTCATAACCATAGCATTCACCAATCACTGGTAATGGTCTCTTTTTATTAATTACTAATATTTTTTTCATTATCAGTTGAAGTGTATTATAATGTTGTTTATGTTCTTCATCAGCTATATATACTCCTGGATAATTTCCAGATATAAAAAGACCATCTATATTTTCTAAATAAGTTGATATTAACTTTTTATCAATAGTATATGGAATAATTATATATTGAATATTATTATTTTTAAAAATAACTATTTCATGGTCTGAAAAGGCACCAAGGCAAAATACATATTTATTTTTATCTTCTTTATTTTGGAATTGTTTCGGATAAGGTGGTAAATACAAGCCTATTGTTAATTTATTCATATTTATATAATATATAATTATAATAAAACAATTTTTTGTAAATAAATTTATTACTTTATCTATTTATGATGTTTACACAATTAAGATTTTAAATATCGATTGTAAGAACATATAATGTTAAGCCATAATAAAAGAAAAATAAAAATTGAAATAAAAAAGGTATAATATATAACTAACAAATAACAATGGACACTATTACAAATAGTAACCTAAGACAATCTAAATATTCTATACAAGAATTGGAAAAAAATATAAACAACTTGAATATGAAAACAATAGTAAATACGCAGAAATTAACCATTGAGTTTTGTGTTAAATATTTATTAAATGAAGATTATACTCAATGTAATGAAGAAGTAGACCTATTGACGATTGGTTATGTTATGTATAATCAACCACATCTAAATGAAATCGAATTAACAAAATATTATTATGGATATAATAATAATAACATTTAGTATTATATCCATAATAATATTTTGGAAAGTCCAGCAATGACTTGTTATGCATTATATTTTTCATAATATCTCAATATTACTTCAAAAAATTATAAAAAATAAATAAAAAATTAAAATGAATTAAAAATGAATTAAAATCCAATTTTTTCTAAAACAGGTCTCGAATTAAAACCACTATATTTACATAATTGTAAATATTCATTTATATCATCACTCTTTAATACATCTAATATTTTTTTTGATTCTATTTTATCGACCATTACATAAAACTTACTTTCTGTAATATTACCATCTTTTATTAATTCTGGATTTAAATTACCAGACATATTCAATAATATTTTATATTTATCAAATAAATCTAACTTAATATCAGAATAATATGTTTTCGTCTTTGTATGATAAGTTGTGTATTTAAATTTATCATCTTTTTTTAATGACAAATGAATATTATCATGAGATGTATCTAATTTTCTACAACGTTCAATTTTAATTTTATTTTTGGTATCAACTATCTTTTTTACTAATTCTAATGTTTTTATAGTAATATGTATGGGTAGAAACTGATAACTTATATACTTTTTCATATTAATAGATGATTCTACTAATTCTTTTTTATATAATGAAAGAATATCTGTTTTTATTTCATTACTTATACTTTTTTGTATAATATAGTATGTAAAAGTAGAACCAATACCCTTAAAATATTTTTTACATTCATTCATATTCCAATAATGTAAATCATATTTTAAAAATATATTATGTAATATATCATTACCCATTTGTTTATTGGTAGATGGTCCAATAAAAGATATCGGATTAATAAACATTAAAAATCCATTTTCTTTTACATGAGAAAATCCAAAATTCATAAATTTTGTATATAAATTCGTCCCTCCTTTAGATTTTGATTTAGCATCTGTTTCTTGAAATGGTGGATTCCCCAATATTACATCAAATTTTGAAACACCAAAAACATCTTGTGTATTTAATTCTAAACTATTTCCACAATGTAAATTAAGTTTATATTTTTTTGATGAATTAAATATAAGTTGGGTTTCAAAATTATTAAGTTCATTTATTTCACTCATATAAAGCATATTTTCAATAATATGCTTCTTACGTTCTTCATATATAGGTATTTCATCTTTTAAACCTTCCATTAAACGAAAATAAACACCAATTGGATAATTTCCCATACCATTTGCTGGATCAAACCATTTGAAATCTTTTTCACTAAAAATAGATTTACAATATAGCTTTTGATATATATTTTCTAATTTATCTAATTTTTGAGTAACTAAATTCATCATAGTAAATACTTCACCATTTTTCTTTTTTTGTATTTCTTTTGGTTTTAAACAACTATGAATATATTCCAATAATTGTTCAGGATTATCAATAAGAGAATCCATTGTATTTCTTATTTGTATAATAATATTATTAATATAAGAATTATTCTTTATGTATTTATTACATAATTCTTTAATAATATTAAAAATATCATCTTTGTTCCATATTGATTTAATTTGTTTATTAAAAATAACAAACAAGTTATGGTTATTTTCTATATATTTTAATAATGATAAAAAATCATTATTATCAATGTCATAACATAATATACTACTCATTGTCACAACATACGGTAATATATCTTTTTGAAAAATAATATCTTTTATTTCTTCTTCCATTTTCTTTGATTTTGTTTTTGATTTTTCAGATGAATCATCTTGATATTCATCTTCTAAAATAACTTTACCTGAATGGATTAAATCTGTGTTTTCATTTACATTTTTATTTACATCATTCTTATTTGAATAATGAAAATTGCCAAACTTTTTATTAATTATTTCTTGATCATTTTTATCAATGTTTAAGTCGATATTTTCAAGTTTATTAACTAATTTTTTATAGATATTTTTTGGATTACATTTCCAAATATAAATTAATTTTTTTACAATTTCATCACTTTTTAATTTATTATCAAATATATCATCATCAATTTTAATCAAATTATTTTCAATAATATATTTTATATTTGATTCAATACTTTTATTTTTTAATTGTGTATAATCTGTAATGACATTCAAAATACGATTAATATTAAAATCAACAACAATACCAATTTTTTTAGAATGGTCTTCTGTTTCTGTCATACATCGATACATCATTTGAATAATTTTATCACTTGATTGAATATTATTTAACAAGAATACAATATCTACTAAAGGAAGCGTAATTCCCAAACTACATTGATTACCAGCTAATAATATTAATCCTTTTTTTTTATTTGCTTTTGCTTCATTTTCAGTATTTTGTATATGTTTTTTTAAATTTTTTATTTCTTTTACTTTGGAATTAATTATGAGTATTTCATATTCTTTACACCTTTGCACATTTAAAACGCCGACTTAAATAAGCATTATAAAGTTTAAAAGTGTATGTACCTCTATAGAATAAATTCTATCTAAGGCGGGATGTCATTGACGGCTTTTTACAGCGGTTGAACATCTTTGGTAATTTTGTAATCTTTGACCTGTTTTTATATAATGATCA